GCCCTCCAATTACCTCGTTGTCATTGCCAAATATGGCAATGTTCTTCGAGCCTTCCCCGATAGTGTTTCGACTTCCGACCACCTTAAAAGCTGTAACGCTCTGCCCTACGTTATTCTCCGCTCCGCTTACCTTGCCCTGAAATGGCGGGTACTTGTTGCCGTTTGTCTTGATTTCAGTGGAAGGGGATGGCATCTTTTCCTTTCCCAAATAACCACCAGCGTTAAGGCTTCTGTCCGACTTTTTGAAGGTAACCGCCTCCTTTATTTTGATAAGTTCAACCTTCGTTAACCCCTCCTTGAAAGGGTTGTAATTCATTACTTTGTTGAGCCTCCAGTATGCGTTGTCTATGACTATCTGGTCGCGGAAGTCAAGCGTGTTGATGTCTGTAGGTTCAAGGTAAAACATTGCAGTCATTACCTTGCTGTCCTTATCTGTTACCTCATTGATGTAGTTACGGTGATAGATGTTGTAAAGGTTCGCGTTCGTTACTTGAATTTGGCTTATGTAATTATTGGCTTGATAGTACAACTCTAAAGGTAGCCCGAAATTGATGTCTATCGTTGGCGTTATTGGATTGTCCCAATGTCCAGCGTAAGGGTAAACATTTGTATCGAAGTCTTGAAATGGGAAGAGCATTCTGTGCTTCCATACAGGGTTACTCGGAAGAAGCCCACCGTAGTACATAATCCTTATGTTGGCATCCGTAGGCTTTGCGCCCTCTTCTATATCAGCATCCCAAATGGCTGGAATAATCCTACTCGATGGGCTGTCATTGACTAATGGCGAAGGTGAGAAAACAACCTCCACCTCTTTGGAACTCTGAACAAAGTCGTTATCTACTTCGATTCTTGCCCTTCCATAAGCGTGTCCTCTGTTGGATTGGTAGCGTTCGTTATAATAGTCCCCATCTTCTGAGTAGGTGTAGATGTATTCCCTGTCCGTTAGAACTCCCAAAGGTTCAAGTGTTATATCTCTTTCCCTTGCCAGCTTATACGTCCAGTCCTTTGTGCCTCCTTGCGAGTAGAACGTATCCCTTGTTTCAATGAGTAGGTTCTTCTCATTGTTCGGGTCGACCTCCACATATAGATTGAACATCTTGAAAATGGAAACCAAGAACTCGCTCATCTCAACATCTGGAAGATGGTCGCTTAATGTAACCTCATCGCCCTCAAACAGTTCTTCGGTTATCGGCTCGTTTTCAAAATAACCTCCCGTGCATCTAACGTCAAGCCATACCGTTGAGCCAACTGCATTTCTGAAATCAGGTTGGTAGCCGTTTCCGTATGGGTCTGATTTTAATCTAACGTAAACTTGGTCGTTGTTTTGAGTTAGAACATCTCCTTCCACGAATATTGTTTGCGCTTGTGTCTGACCAACAGCCCCGCTAATATCAAAACTAAATGGAGATTCTGCTACCACTTGAATAGACTGAGTAGAATCTACCCATCTTACTATCTGAACATTCCCCTCGAATATTTGACTGCCAAAGGCAAAATTCTTTGTTATCTGAAGGTCAATACTGCACCTGAATGTATCACTCCTTAATGGCTCTTGGCAAGCAAAAATATAGTTGTTCTGAGCGTTGTAGTTATATGGAATGAACGGGCTTTGTTGGCTTAAAATTAAATACTGGTTGTTGTTGTCAAAGCCTAAGTTATTATCGTCCTCAAAACATAGCTTAGCCATGTTACCAGTACTTGGGTCGAATATCTGTTCGTTCCCGAATGTGTTTGGACTGATGGATGGAAAGCGGCTCATAATCTGCGGCAACGACTTTACAGCTTTGAACTTTCTCGGCTGAACTTGGTCATCGGGCAGATTCATCTTCTTGGTCAATGGAACGATTAACCGATTAAAGACTACCGAATTGAAGAATGAACTCGCATAAGTGAAGCCAGCAAAATCAAAAATAGCATTCATTAAAGTCTTTACGTAAACTGCTGGACGTAGTTCTGACACTTGATAAATGCGCGAGCCATTTGGAGCGTAAACATTTCCATAGCCCCAATCAATTAACGGGTAAACGTAACCTTGCCCAACTGGTGCGCTCCAGCTATCAACTTGGTTTTGATGTGTGAAGTCGTGGTCGTATTGGCTTAAATCCAAATATCTTACCCCGTTCTCATCAACTCCGCTCAGTTCCTTGTCGCCAAGCACTGAAAAGATGTTGAGCAGCTTGCCGATAAACACCACCTCATATGTGTAGGCGTGTCCCTTTTGGACAATCCTACGGAGTTGGACAACTCCAGCCATGACCTCCACCCCATCGGCTATTACTCGCGCTTCAGCTTTCTTATTAGGGTTGAAATTAACGCTAATGTTAGTAATGTTAGCATCGTAATTGTTTGAGATGTTAACGTCGTAGATATGCCCAAAGAGTTCATCGTTGTTCTTCGTAGCTGGGCACTTGATGGTCTTAGAGTACTCCGTACTTCTTTTCTCAGGGTTACGGATGTCGGCAATGCCGTAATTAAAGGAGAAATCGAACCCCTCGAATACGTCTAATTTACGCCCCTCTATTCTAACCTCAACCACGTTGTCTGCGATTTGATAGTGAATAGTTCAGTTCGAAAGTGTACTGCATCAACTTATCGTTCAAAGAAGTCTTGCGTTGGATTCTTCGCGGGTCGATATTAACCGCTATCAGTTCGTTGTTCTCCTCGATGTATACGCTTGGAGATGTTGCCAAATCTTCCAGCCAAAGGCTTTCTTCTTCGCTCAAATAGTCTGTGTTAACCGTAACCTTTTTATTGAGTGCCACGTTATACTCGGTCGTTCCTCGCGCTTGCTTATCGTAGCTGTAGGTGTTGCCTGTCCAATCATGGTGCTGTTGGTCAAAGGTGTCCTTCTTTATATCGGTCGTGTGGATTGACTTCATATAGAAGTTGAACGCATCGTAACCGCCCAAACGGTTAAGCCAATGCACCCGAACCTCGTTGTACTTTGAACAAGTTTGGTTCACGTTGAAAGTGAAAGCCTCGGATGTTTGTGCGTTAGTGTTATCTTCTAAGTGGATGGTGTAGGATGCCGCGCCATTCAGAGCAGTTGAAGGTGTAGATCCAAGTAGCGAATCGGTGTAAAGTGATGGGTCGATGTTCCCTATGTCGTAAGTTCCGACTGGTATACGGAAGTAAATCTTGTCGAAAGAGTCAGCAACCGCGATATTGTTGTCTACGATGCCATCCGCTAAAAGTGACCCAGTACCGTTATATCCTGAGTATGCTTTGATATTGTACTGGTAAGCCCCGAACCGCTCGTTGGCTATGAAGTACAGATGATAGGATTGGTTTGAGCCTATTCGGATGGTTCTCGGTGAATCAGTAAGAAATTTCTTGGTAACACTTGGCGTGTTGTTGATTATGTAGTCGTTGTAGTCAAAGTCGAGCCATTCTATTTCGTTACGTACCCCGTTCCAAACGCTCTTAACCTTCGAGATGAATAGGTCGCCATTCTGATATACTCCGCTTGCGTCTTTCTCCTCTTCTTGGATTACTAAATAGTATTCCTTGTGCATCTGATTAGACACATAGAACCCATTATGGTTTGCGCCCTTTATGTCCACCTGACCTTTGACGTAACTCTGAAGAAACCGTGAAGGGTCGAAGAACGCTCTATCTAAAAATTGCCCATCATTTGAACGAGTAGGGTAAACTCTTACCTGACCAATGGCTGGGCTTATCGGGTAGTCAATTGGCAGCATTGCCACTCTGAACCGAACAGTTGGCGTGTAGTTAGTTGTCTTGATAACGTAGGCGTTGTCGTTGTAAACAAGCCCGTACTGTTCAGGTTCTCCGTTCTGAGTAAGGAAGATAGCCATTAGCTTTCGATTAGTTTCTTGATTTGTTCAAATGTTATTTCGATGTCCTCTGCGATTGCCTTCTCCACAATCTTCGCGGCTTGTGGTATCATTTTGTCCGTAGCTGGTTGAATCCACTTCTTGCCCTTGTAACCTTTCTCTGCAATGTTTCGCCCAATAACGGTAGCCAACGCCCAACGGTGTCCATCTTCAAGTTGTTGGTCTGAACCCATAAGCCTCGAAAGTACGTTAGGATATCTGAGCCAACCCATAGCTATTGCGTTTCTTATTTTCTTCGGGTCTCCTCCAGGTCCGCGACCTTTGTCAAGAATCAACCCGTAACCCTCCATAGTTATCTGCATTCGGTAAATCTGACCGAACACCTTAACCTTTGGTTGCACCGCCAACCTTAAAGACTCCCCAAGTTTACCCGATGCCGTATGTCCTTGCCCTTGCCCTTCGCTTCCAGCACTTGAGCCTCCAGCAAGTGAAAGGTTTAATTCTTTAACGTATTCCTTTCTAAACCCGTTAAGAGCATCTATAAGTTTATCGAATGCCATTCTGTTTCATTTGGTGGTACTCGTGGTTTTGTTTCGCCTTTTGGAAGGAGATAAGATTGAGGAACTCCCGTAACGGTAACGCAAAGAAGTAACCCCATTTGGTCGCATCATTATTCGATAGGTTGTTAACCACGTTCAGCCAGCCGTATTTCGACTCAAATGTTTCAACCTTCTTTCCGCTTGTCTCTTGACTTTCTCCGCTTGTTTCACCGAAGATTCCAGTATATGTTTGGCGGACCTGAGATAACTGCTTAAAAAAAAAGCCGACAACGGCTGTACTATTGTCATTGGTGCTTGAAGCATTGCCTCTGAAACTTCCTTGTGTTTCTCAGGGTCATACTTGCCCTTCTTCCAACCATACCAAGTTCTCTTTTTGGGAACTAAGAATACCGCCATTACTTCGTGGAGCTGGTCGATAACTTTGTCAGGGTCTTTCATCAAGTGCATAAGCGTGATGTACTGACCTCCGTTCAGATTGTAGACGTCTGTTATCACATCGTATCTAACGCCTCCAAATTCCACCACCTTCTGTACTTGTCCTACGAGTTGTTCAGTAAGGAATGAGAGCGTATGCATACACTTAGCATAGGTCTTTAAGGAGTAGGTTTCAATCTCGTCAACAGGTACGCCTGACATGATGGAAATGATAGCCACGTTTGTCGGGTACTCGTCTCCTTTTTCCGCAAGGATTCGCTGTAACGCTTGGAACTGCTTAACAGTTATACCCGCCCAGCTATTAGGTAACTCAATCTTCATTCTTTATCTGCTCTATTTTCTTGATTGCCCAATTGACCCCAGCATCTCCGCCCCAAGCTAACCACATCAAACGTCCGCAACCTTCGCCCAGCTTTCTGTTAGAGTTACGTTTGTGTCGGATAAACGCAGCCATTCGCTCAATGGTTTCTAAACTGATTGGCTCACGGTTCGCTAATTGGTTAGCCCTTGCCTTTCCTACGGCAGTTCCACAACCTTTCCATCCGTTCTTCTCTGCCCAGTTTAGAGCGGCTTTGGCGTTCTCAGAAGCTGCCTTCGGGTAATCCGTGTAAGCCTCTTGCATTCGCCATATTTTGTTCAGTCGTTCAAGCATCTCAATAATAAATAGCGAAATCAAGAAAGTGTTTCCAACAGCACCTATGCGCCATTAAAACGAGCGCATAGCTAAGTGTTAACTGCAAGGCATATACTCTACATTCCAATTACCTATCTTGTAGTATTTCTTGTGTCCGTATCGTTGGCTAAATCTCAATCCTTCATCTTTGTGTTTCCACATAAAGCCTCTACCAAATATTCTAAACCAACCAACTTTAGGCGAATGAATAGAAGCCCAGCAGCTAACACCAAATAAACGCAATACGTACTGAGTGCTGTATTCGGTGAGTTTTGTTTTTTTAAAGTAAGTCAAATGTATATTCATAGTTTTGTCTTTTAATTCGTACTGCGTTTATTCAAACCGTTATGTGCCATGCAATGCAAGTACATAATCAAATTTCACATTACCATTATCCAATTCAGTTCGCTCGTGCTTTTCAAATACATACCCTCGTTGCTTCATATCGTCTATGTATTCAAGGATAATGTAAAGTTGCTCTTTGGTCGCTTCACCACGAAATGAAGCACGGCACATAACATTGGCTATAAAATCATTGCCTTTGCCTTGTGCTATATTGGTGTGTTGTGGGTATATATCCATCTTGTTTTTAATTTGAAAGTTAGAGCGTATTTATCGGCAACGCTTCATAGCCGTAGCCGTTGTAAAGATAAGGAATTACCGAAGGGTGTACTTCCCAGCGTTCGCCTTCAGTTTCTCCATTGCCACGTACCTCAGAGCATCGAGAGCGTGGTTGTTGTCATCTTCGGGTTGGTTGGTTACTTGATTTGTTTTGTAATCTCGTTTCCATGCGTAGTTACGGAGTTCCCGAATGACATTAACCGAGTCTTGGTGTACCATAATCTGTACAGATTTCAGCTTATCGATGCCTGACCTTACGCTGTCCTGACCTTTGGCTACTGGTCGGATTCTGAAACCAGCCCTTCGGATTTCCTCGATACTCTTCGGCTCTGCGGAGTCTGCGATAATCTCATCGCTTCGCTGAAGTCCGCACTTTCTCGCGATGTCTGCATTGGTCAGCCCTGTTTCGTACAGCACTTCACGAACCCACAGTTTGCCATCTTGGTAGAGTACCTCCACGAGTGCGGTCGGGTCGTTGGTAAACCCGAAATCCAGCCCGTACGCTTTCCACTTGTAACCCGTTGGAAACTCTTTGGTTTCTTGCCAG